CCCGCAGCAGCACCGCCTGCCGCCACGCGAAGTGCTTTGAGTCGCAGTACCCTCGCTGGTATGCGTTCGGCCGGGTCGCACCCTGCCGCTTGATCTTCACGGCCGCCCGCGCGGGCCTCATCATTTTCACTCTATTAGGCACTTTTTTGCCTCCCTGTTTGATGAGCAGTGCGGTGCGTCTTCAGCCCCCCTTGCACTTGCAACTCGCGGGGCAGGGGCACGACGTGCGGTGACCGTCGCCGTGAACGACATACCCTTTGCCGCCGCACTCGCTGCAGCACCCAGGCTTGGGCGGCGCGGGCTTTGGCTGCGGTGCTTGCTCGACCGCGAACGCCGCATATGCCACGCTCACGGCAGCTGATGCTCGCGGCGCCTCGCGGTCAATCGCGGCGGGGTCTGCTGACAGCCAGACCAAGAACGAAAGAAACGACTGCCACATATCACCAGCCCTCGGAGTGGTTCAGGACTTTGTGCCCCTCGTCATCGACGCGGGAGTGGACGATGCGATGCGTTGAATCTTTGGGCGGGGGGTCGGCGAACATCATGACCCACAGCCCCGTGCGTGCCAGCTTGGCGAGCAGCTTCAGCACGGGCCGCTCTCGCTCAGGTTTGATCGGTGACAGCGGCGACGTTGCTGCGAACCAGCCCACGGCGACGCCGAGGATGCCAGCAATGACGAGGGTCTGCACAACCTTCTTGTCTTCAGCCATTGCTCGACCTCCATGCCTCAAGAACGTAGACAAGCAGCACCGCACCGAGGACCGAGCCGACGATACCCGCTGGCCCGTCTCCGAACGGAAGCCCCCCGATGATCGAACCCGCGATGCCTATGCCAATGGCTGGCACCCAGCCCTGCCGGATCTTGCCTGGCATCAACGCCTTGGCGACACCGCCAACGATCGCGCCGAACACGGCCCACGAGATCAATGAAAACATATCGCACTCCCGGTTCAAGGAATCGGCTGAAGCCAACCGCCGTGGTCGAGGTCTCGGTACTTGAAGCCGTCAACGCCACCAATGGCGAACGAGTCTTGACCGGAGAGCATCGCATCGACGGTCTCACGGCTCACCCAGAACGAGCCGTCAGGCTGGTCGCTCGGCCACTTCGGGCCACCGTTCCAAATTCCCCAGCTGTTCATAGCCAGAAGCCCGTCACGCTTGCCCTCGTTCTTGGCGTAGCGAACCGAAATAAAGCAGAGGCAATGTGCCCAAGACCCCTGCCTTGGTGCGAAGCCGTCGGCGTCACGCTGCGACGAAAAGCCAACGCCCGAGCACACCGGGACAGGGTAGCCGCTTTCGATGCTGGCAGCGGCTTCGTCGAACGTCTTCACGAGGGCCACGTTCCTTGCGGGGTGCTTGTTCGCGAGCCGCGCGAGTGCCAGCCCGCTGGCACCGCCACCGCACAGGACGTTGCCCCACTCCTTGGCACGCTGCGGCGAGTAGTTCGTCAGGTCGACGCCCGCGTACCGGTCGCGAAACAAAATGCCTCCGACCGTCGTGTCTCTGCACTTGCCAGCCACCCAGCGTGCAGCCGCGCCTCCGTAGCTGCCATCGGAGAACCCCGCCTGCGTGACGGGAGGAAGTCTGCCCGCCGTGCGCGACCCGGAGTACAGCGGCTCAGTCGCGACGAGCTTCGGCGGCTCGGCAAGCTCGCCATTAGCCCACGAGGTACTCTGTCCGACGTAGCTTCCCAAAGCCCAGCCGAACGCCACGCAATCGCCAATGCCCTGCTTCCACGGGCCATATGGTTTGCCGTAGACCTGGCGGTGTGCCTTGTCGGCGTATCGGTACAGGAACGTGTCCACGCCCTTTGCGTTCTGGATGACTTCCTTCGCCGCGTCCGAGAAAAGCGGCTGGTCAAGCTCTTGCAGGAAGCGTCGCGTTCCCTCGGGGTCGGGCGTGTAGCCGAACTGATGCTCAAGGGAGTTTGCAGCCCGGTGCGTTGCCCGCTCCACGAGCGCGCCCAAGATCGCCATCACGACGACAAACGCGACGGCACTCCACGACCAGCGGTCTGCCCGGCTCATCGTGTCGCCTCCGCTGCGGCCTCAGCGAGGTCTCGGAAAGCCAGCACCCACGCCCGGCGGCTCTCGGCCGTCACGGGTCCGCCAGAGGTGCCGACCGCCTGGTCAAGGAATTGGTGGACGGCCGCTTTCACTTTCGGCTGGCGGTCACCGAGGCTCTCGCCCTTCATGCGAGCCTCGCGGGCGGCGATGCGGAGATCGTCGAACGCCACGCCTGTCTTCAGCCGTGGCTCGGCGGTCTTTCCATCGAACTCGATGCAGTCTGCCAGTTCGCTGAGCAAGGCGGAAAGCATCGCGGCGTCTTCCGCTGCGGTGGCACCGACAAACGCCCCGCGCAGGGAAAACGCGTCCGGCGGCAGCGGGGCAGGGGGTGGAGCGGGCGTCGCATGCCGGTTTGCGTAGCTGAAAGCAGCCGCAAGAAGCAAGGCTGCGGCAGCGACGTGCCTCGGGTCGACGCTGATCGGATGTGCGGCGAGGTAGGTCTTTACCCGTTCGGTGACGTCCTTGCCGAAAAACAAGTACGCCGCGAAAGCCAGGAACGCTGCTGTGATCATGCTGCCCTCACGAGCGGAAGAAGAGTTTCGATGGTGCCAGCAGCGATCGCCAGGACGAGCGACCGAACCACCGGGCGAACCACCACGTATAGCGGCCAGGCCAGCAGCGGCACGCAGCGGTCTGCGAGCGTGTCGAACAATGCCCCCGCCGCCTCGACCGCGATTTCTTTCTTCTGCGGTCCCGTCAGCGTTGCCACGGCGTCGAGCGTCTGCACCGAGAGCCGCAGCAAGGCGGTCAGCAGCTCGCCGAATTCGGCCCACGTCAGGCCGTCGCGTGCCGCGTCCTTGGCCGCCGCGATAAATGCGGAAACCTTGTCCGCGATGTCTTGGAACGGCGTGGTGGCTTTCACTGGAGCGTCTGAGATCATGTAAGGCGTCCTTTTCTATTCCGAGTCTGGACTATTACCGTCGCCGCCTTGCAGATTGCCGCCCGATGACAGAACGTGGTCCTGCATCCACTGGAAGAAAAACTGGTAGCACTGAGTCGCCTCCTCGAGTGCTTCCAGCCGCTCAAGCCTGTAGGGCTGCTTCCAGACCTCTTCGCTGTTCCGCACGATCTTGCCGTCCGCGTTCTCTTCGCGGAGGTAGACGTAGAGCAGGCCGAACTCCACGACGATCCGCCGATGCACGACGTCACTCATGGGGGTCCTCCAATTCAGCGAGCAAGTCACCGTTGACCGCTAGGGTTTTCAGACTGAACGGCACCGCCTTCGACACCTGACGCTCTTCCCATTCCCGAGCCGTCCATCTGGCCTGCACGCAGGTCACCATCGCGGCGACGCACGGTGACAGGGCAAGGCTGCTCTCCGATGCCTTGACTTCCTCGGGCGTCGGCGGCTTGGGTCGCGGCGGCTTGAATCGGAGGCTCCGGTCGAGTCGCAGCGGTAGCCGCCAGACATTTCGCAGCCGCACGACCTGGTCTTTCGTGATCGTGTACCGCACGCACAACGCCGCAATCGGGATATGCTGCCCCCAATCACGCCGAAACTGCACGCTGTCAATCCGTGCCGTATTACCCGCCATGCGTTTGCCACCTCATGACGCAACGCTGCGACGGGTTCAGGTACAACCCCAGCCCGGTCGCCTTGGCGATGCTCTCGTGAAACGGAACGTGCTCGCAGTCGGCACCGTCGTAGGTGCCCGCCAGGTAGGCGTCGGTGCGGTAGATGCACAAGCCGCCCATGGCACTACACACCGGCACAGGCGGGCTGCCGACCGGAGGCAACCAGTGATGCTTCCAGGCCCCGACCCCCGCCGTGTAGTCATCCCAGTACGAGTTCAGCCGCAGCGCCCAGCAGTCGTAGTGCAGCCAGACGTCAATGGGGCGAGTTTCGCCGGATGCGTTTGTCTCGTATGCCGGGTGCTGCAGGAGCGAAACGCTGGCCATGCCGTACGCGTCCGGCAGTTCCATGAGCCAGCTGATGCCGTTCAAAAAACCATCAGCCGACCAGCCGCCCCACGCGTCGAGGTCGACAACCACCACGTAGTCCGAGTCGGCGGCGCAGTCGCGGACCCACCGCTGGCAGGCCGTGCGGTACTCAGCCAGGGCCTCTGTGCGTCGGCCCGCGAACTCCGTGGAGAACTGCTCACGGCCGAGCACCTGGTAGCCGAACGTGATCTGCCGGTGCTTGGCTGCAAACTCCGCCAGCACTTCTACGGTGTCATCGGTGCAATCGTTCGATTCGATGTGGCACGCCCACTCCCAGCACCGCGACGTTATCTGTCCGACCCGCAGGAGGTTTTGACGCAGCGACAGGCCGCAGTTTCGAGCCAGCCCCACGAACGCCACCTTCGACCTCGCAAGCCTGCCCGAGGCGGCCGCCACATGCCGGTCGTACGACTCGACGAACGGCGGCGACGGGCGGAGGAGGTGCTTCGGGATGTTCACCGAACCACCTCGTCAAATGCCTTGGCTATCCACCGCATGCGTTCATCCATCGGGTAGACGCCGCACGGGTGGTAGACGAAGTCGCCTCGCTGCCAGTAGCCGCCGACTTCGTCTCGTTCGTTTGCGGGTCGATTCCACACGCACGAGTTGAACGCCCGCAGCGGAGCGACGGTCACAACGTCGGGCCGGTCCGTCGCAATGTCCGCCAGCCAGGTCTGCCAGCCGCAAGGCATCGCAGACCAGTGGTCCTGAGATTCAGCAATCGTCCGAAGCAGAACTCGGCTTTGTGCGGTGTTCCGCCAGACAACGCTGCCGCAGTTCAAGCGGTTCCATTCGACGATCCCTTCCTCGCAGACGGTCGCATGAGGGCCGATGCAAGGCAGTTCATGAATCGGCAGACGCATGTCGGTCACGATTGCGTCGCAGTCGAGGCACCAGACCAAGTCGAAGCGGTCGAGGTACTCGCAGATCAAGTGCGTGTTCGCGACCGCCTGCTCGTAGGGCTGGTTGTCGCAGACCAGCGTGTAGCCGTGCCGCAGGCAGTACTCCAGTTTGTTCGGCACCGTGAGGGCCGCAAGCTCAGCGACGTTGCTTGAAACGCTGGTAACTAGGGCGACGTTCATGCCGCCGATATTGGCGGCTGTGTCAAGCTAAGCGGGCCAACAGCTTGCGGAGCGTGGCGGCTGTCGCATCATCCGGCACATAAGCCGTCCGCAGCCGCGCCTCGGCGCGATAGACAGCCTCCCGCTCCTCGTCGGTGAGCGTACCCTCGCCCTGCACGCTACCCTCGCACGGTGTAGCGTGCGTGGCGTGTGTATCCTCGGCGGGCTTGATAGGCTGTGACCTATCAAATTGCCGCAGCCGCTCGCGGAACATGGCGTCGGCAAGCTCGTAAGCCATCGTCGCGTAGGAATCATCTGACGCCAGCAGGTCGTCGTGCGGATTGGCAAGAATCCCCGTCAACGCCGCAGCGGCGAACGAGTCGCGGAGATCGACACGATCCGGCGATATGTCGCCGTTTCTGTGCTGTTGCGTCATGTCACCTCCGGTGGCTCTGGCAGTGGCATCCAATGCGTCGGGTCGCTTACGCATTCCCACGTCCACCTGTTTTTGTATTCCTCGTCACGCTCAAACCACGCCGTGTCGAAGCCGTTCGTCCTGCTCCACGCCAGCACTCGCACGCCCTGACACTGCCACTCGCCAAACGGCGTCACCGGCAACCGCTCGCGCACTGGAATCCAGCGCGGCAGCAGTTCGCTCACAGCCGCTATTGCATCGTCGCCGCCCTGGCGGATGCGGATGTCGAGTTCCTTCATGCGTCCCATTGCGTTCCACTTTCTGGAATCACTCCACCAGCCCCGGCGTCTCGTAGACCAACTGCCGTATGTGCTCTAGGTGCTCTCGCGTCTCTGCTGACGGCGAGCCGTGTTTGCAGACGCTGCGGCAATACTGGTCGATGTTCCACAGGGTCGACTTCGCTTCGCTGCCCTGGCGGGCGGCGTCGAACTCGGACTGCTCGTCTGGCAAACGGAATCGAAGGATGGCGTGTGGCATGGCGAAACATCGGTTGAAAGAAACAAGTTCCGAGGTTTTGTGAAGTGGCAGTGGGTGGCGGACTTCCGTGCCGCCACCCACTGCCCGCACCGGCAAGGAGGTCAGTTGCCGTAGCGAATCACGGCGAACCAGCCGCGCCGCACCGGGGAGTATGCAACGCCACGCTCGACGATCTTGTACCGGCCATAGAAGCAGCAGTTTCGCTCTGCGGCGTCAGGCCCAGTGGTCGAGAACCCGATCCCTTCCCTACGGCCCCCAGCGGTGCCGCAGTGCCGAAGCACGCCCGTGCGTGCCATCGACTCCGCGTCGGCTTGAGCCGATGAGATCGAAACGCGGCGCGCGTAGATGTTCGTGTCCGCCGAGGCCACGCTTGCACAGAAACACAGAGCCAAGCACAAAAGAAATCGCATGTCGTACTCCTTGAAGTATCGCCGCCAATCCGTTGGCGGCCTGTTGCCCATACTGCACTGCAAGTCAACTGTCCTTGATCGCCGGAACGTGCCTCGTGTCAACCACCGGAGGAAGCCACGTTGTCAGGTACCGCCCTTTGATCCCGAGCACCTTCAGCCGGTGTTTGACCCACGGTGAATGGTCCAGAGACTTCATCGAAAGCACCTCGTCCAGTGGAGTCGGTGCTGGAGGCTCGCCTTTCAACCGCCTCATGAGTCGAATCCTTTCTCCTCAATGAAGTGCCGACCAAGATGCCGAGGACGAACGTCGCCCCCTGAACCGCGACGCCGACACAAATGCAGCAGAGTTGTTCAATGGTCATTGGTTTGCAGGACGGCTTGGGCCTGCTCCTTGGTGGTGACAACGTGGCATGCCGCGCCGCCTTGGGTTCGGATTTCTTCCATGCGGCGGTTCTGGATTTCGGTCGCCTTTTTTCCCGGCTGCTTGACCTCCAGGAAGACGGCACGACCGGCCTTGAGGCACAGCAAGTCAGGAACGCCAGCCAACTGGTACGGCCCGCCGTGGATCTTCATGACCCACCAGCCGGATGCTTTGGCTACCCGAACAATCGTGGCGACTATGGATGACTCGCGTGGCAATCCTTTGCCCTCCGCACTGCGTCGCCGTTGAAACAGCGGCGACAGTGTTCGCATACCCCAACAATCGAATCCGTGAGATTGAGCGGGCAATCGTCGGCAATAGGTTCCGAACTGTCAAGGTCATATCCGTTCCGAAAAACGACAGGTGCTATCGCTGCTGGCGGCACCTCGCCCTTGTCGCACTGGTACGAGTGGAACCATTGCAAGTCTTTCGGAGCGATCTTCTGGAAGCGGTCAAGCCGATCCCAACTGCTGCGGTCGACGGACAGGTGCAGATAGACGTTCGGCCTCGGCGTAATCGTCGCGGCGATCTCGGGCTTGCGGCTCACCACCCATTGAGGCACGCCTGGCATCAGCGTCGCCACGGTGTCGATGCACTCCGGGGTCTCGGCAACG